GAAATATCTTTAATAGCAGAAAAAATATTTTTATTGTTCTTAACAGCTTCCGTCTTGAACTCTTTGTTCTGTCTCGCGCTCGCGCCCAGCATGCTCTTTATAGATGATAATAATGCTTGAACCATTTTATGTCTTTTTTCTCTTTTCTTCTAGTTCTTTTAGATACTGCATTAACATATCAATATAGATATCGCGTTCAAACGGAATCAAATTTTCAATTTCAGTTATTGAGTATTTATGGTGCTGAGCCAAAGAAAACACCATCTTATAATACGCCGACAGCGAATTATGACTCAGCGCCAAGTAAAAAAATCATTTAACGAGTTAAGGTATATTTCCCTTTTAGTTCCGTTTTTGTTGGTGTATTTGATTGTGTGATTAATCTTAGGAGAGTTTACTAGGAATTCATTAACTTCTTTGAATACGCCAACGCCTAAGTTTTCCATAAACGATTCAAGTTCTTTTTTCGAAACATCCTTAACTTCATAGATTTCTTCCCCAACGTAAATTTTGTCTACGCATCTTAGGATCAATTCAAAATAATGATTTTGCTTCGTGTTTAAAAATTCCTTGTCTTCATATAGAGAAGCCGAAGGATACTTCATAATCAAACCAGCCTTGTCGTTGATCTTGATTGTTTCGACCTTTTTCTTAGGAAATTCTACTTCTACCTTATTAAGGTCGATTTCAAAATCATAAACGCTGTTATCTTCGCTGTCTCTGTAACTTATTTTAACTATGTTGTCTATAGAAAAAGCTCTTATCTTAAGAAACATGTACTCCAGATCAAAAATTGATAGCTTGTCAATGTCTAAGTTTTTGTCCAAGCTACAGTTGTTTACTATCTGCTTTATCGCAAACAATATATCGCTTTCAACGCCACTTTCTTTGGCCATCAACAAAAGCTTTTCTTCTTTTACAAGAAAAGGTCTGAAACTGTGCGTTTTTTGAGTGGAAGGTATTTTGATTTTAAAAACAGGATGTTCAATTTTTGGTAACATTATGACCTCATAAAAATACAATTACGCATTAATTAGTATGCTTCCGCTTCTTGTTGCCGAAGATCTATTTGTTGGTGGCTGTGCATTATTCGCAACGTTTGTGCCAACTATCGTATACATAGAATAGGTTATTGATACGGCAAGTCTCATAATAGAAGATCGATCAGCCCAACTCAAAGGAATTTCTCTTACAGAAGAAGGAAACGCATCATATAAATTGATTGTTTTAATGGTTTCACCAACGTCGTTGTATACAACAATCATCATTATCGTTGAATATTCTTCTTTGTATTTTGATGTGTAAGTTGGTATTCTACGACCAGTTATTAGATTGTTTCCACTTGGTTCATAACCATTAAAATTAAATATTGAATTTACCCAGGTATACCAAAAATCCCATAGATCTGCGTTTCTATCAGCTATTATTGTAAATGAAAGATCTGTATATTGTGCATTGTATGGCATTTTCTGCGTTGGGCCAATGGCGTATCTGTGTACGTCAGAAGAAAGCAAAGAGATGGTAGGAGTAGAAGTTTCTTCAATTCTGTATCTTAATAAATTATTAATGTCATTGAAATTTAATTCTCTTCCATTAATGTTCATAGAAGAATTCTGAAAAATTCTAGGCGATTGGACAAACACTTCAAACTTGTTTTGTTTGGCGTATCCATAACTTGCTATATTTTCTCGAAAACGATTTACGTTAAAAGCCATTTTAGTTCCTTAGTATGGTGGACTCTTTGCATATCTTCTGTTTTTGTTAACAACCCATTTTTGCAGAGGAAGCATAACAGCTTTATCCCACTCAGAAGCTGCCACTTGGTGGAACTTGCTTCTCACATGGGAGTACAAATAACGTTTTATACAGTTTTCAAATCCACTGAGTTGTGTAGAATAGGATTTTAATACTTTATAAGATACCATCAGTTTAGTTGTGTCGTCATATTTATCGTTGTTTGAGATTTTTCTGAGGCTGTCCATAAGTCTAGCTCTTGCTATAGGAGGCAAATAGTGTAGGTTCAAACCTAGGAACCCATCTCCATACATCTCAATAGGTATTACTAATGGAAACACATCATAAAATGGCAAGGTTTCTTTGTGTTTTGGATCATAGGTAAACATATACATTTCACCAATTGTTGGCAATCCAGTTTTGTCAAAAAACCTAACTGGATTTTTTAGCTTTTGTATATTTTGTTTTACCCAGTCTACAGAATTTTTCGCTGCTTTTATCAGCTCGTTTCTTGAAGAGTTTAACTTTTGTATGAATATATCGCTCTCGTCCATATTAAACTCCTAACTCTTTTTCGGTAAATATGTGGAACGACCAACCTCTGTCTTTGCAGTACTGTTCAGCAGCTTTCCATTTAGCTTCATTTATGCCCCAGTTTTTCACTTCTGTTAGATACTTTCTTGACATCTCTTTTTGTTTTTTAGGAGGCACCGTCTGTTTCGATGGTTTAACCTCAATAATAGCTGTTTCTTTTTTACCTTCTCTATTTATTTTCGTAACTTTGAAGTCTGGAAAATAACGATGTATTTTCCCATCTATAGGTGACCTATATGGGATAATTATTTCTTCTGAACTCCAGCTAACTATATCGTCCCTTTTATCTAAATATAACATGAGCTTTAGTTCCCATCCGGAACGATAAACGATATTAGTGGGATCGCCTTTGTATTTCTGGGGATTTTTGGGTTTGAAAAAACCTTGATACTTTACCATTGTATTTCATTAATAAATAATAAATCATAAGAGTATTTATAGGACTTATTAATGGCCTCACCATCAATAGCAAGAGATAGAACACCAAACTTTCCTACGCCTCCAGTAAAAATTTTAAAACCTTTGAATATGCCAAACGATCTGGTAGCTGATGGAAGAAGTTTTTATACTGAAATATTTTTTCAAGACTACAGAACAGCAGCATATGCTGGCACAGCTTTCGCTCCTGTAGCAGCAGGATTGAATGAAATTCTTGACAGAGGTGGTGATGTTGGTCCTGTAGCGGGAGCATTGGGTGGAGCCGCAGCAGGGGCTGGCGCAGCTGGTCTTTTTACTGGACCAGTTGGAATAGGAGCCGGAGCTATAATTGGTGGTTTAGCAGGTCTTGTTGCTGGAACAGGCAACGGATTTGCAAGATTGCCTAGTGGCGTTTCAAGCATTCGTCTTCCTATCCCAAAATCAATAAACGACATTACACTTTTAAACTGGGAACAACTTAGCGCGACTGGTTTGATTGGAGGGTTGTTTCCTTCTTTATCACAAGCTCTCAATAAGGCAGGACAAGCTGCAGGAGCTTTAGTCGGTAAAGCTATAAACCCCATGTTGTTTCTTGCATTTAACCACCAAAATTTCCGAGAATTTACTTTTGAGTGGGTATTAGCGCCAAGCACCAAAAAAGAATCAGAAACAATAAAAACCATAGTAAATGCATTTAAGTATGCATCTTTACCAACTAAAAATGTTATTATGGATTATCCTTTGATAGCAAGCGTGAGTATGAGTCCAAATAATTTAGACGGGATGGTAAAATTTAAACCTATGGCAATAACTGCAGTTGCTGTAAACTATACACCAAATCCAACAGGTCCATCTTTTTTCGAAGGAAACAACGGTTCTCCAACAATGGTAGTATTGACTGTTAAGTTCTTAGAAATTAAGCTTTGGTACAGAGGTTCTGAAGGAAAGATAGTATAATGTCAGTCGATAGATACTTTGATAAATTTCCAATAATAACATATTCAAACAATCAAGTTGTAGACATAACTAGAAGAGTTACTCTTTTAGATAGAGTATCGTTGAACCCTTATGTGTTTTATCCTTATGATATTGTAAGCGATGAAAGAGCTGATCAGTTTAGCAGCCGTTATTATGAAGATTCTTACAAAAGCTGGATACTTTATCTTTCTAATAAAATTAATGATCCATACTATGAATGGTATTTGACTGAAAATGAATTTATAGAATACATAGAATTAAAATATGGTTCTATTTTTGATGCGCAACAAAAAATAAAATACTATAGAAACAACTGGGAATTCCAAGACGAGTTAAGCGTTAGTGGTTACAATGCTCTCGATTATGGTATGAAAAAGTATTGGACTCCAAACTATGCGTCTGGTTCTTCTGTTTTGTCTTATTCTAGAAAACAAGTTGACTGGACTTGTAGCACAAATAAAGTAGTTTCGTATACAACGAGCAATACTTCTTTCATAAAAGACGAAATCGTAAACATATATCTAGATGGAATATCTTTAGGAAAAGGGCAAATATCCAAAACTTCTAACACAGAAATTTATGTACAACATGTTTCTGGTTATTATCAAGAAACAGACGATCTATTAATAAATGAAAACGCTTATGTTTATGGAACAGAAAGTGGTGTTAATACTTCTTTGACTGATGCGACTACAATAGCAAGCAATATTCCAGACAATGAACTTAATTACTGGAAAGCATACAGCTACTATGATTATGAAGTTGAAAGGAATGAGTTTAATAGATCTATTAGAATTTTAGATAAGGATTATGCTGAAAAAGCAGTCAATAATCTTACTGAATTATTGGAGGAATAAGATTTGATTGGTGACGTTATATTTCAATCTGTTAAAATCGGTAGTTTAGATTTATTGAATGGCGAAGCTAGTTTCAATGGAATCAGAATTTATGAGTCTATTGACGATCCTTTCGGTAGCCCTTTGATAGAAATTGACTTAGTTGATCCTAGTGATGCTACCAAAAATATAACTGGTGATTTTGAAAAAAACAAATGCGAAATAAAATTTAAGTACGAACCTACTGGTGAAGTTGTTGGTTTTTCTGGAGTTATGCACTCGAGTGACAATGCTCAAGACAATTCCGGTAATAAAAACCAAGGCTCTAGCAGCTCTAAGTTATCTACAATAAAATTTAATCAAGCAGAACTAAATCATGCTAATAGAAATCCTGTTAGAGAAACGTTTAACGGTCCTACTACGAAACATGTAGAAAAAATTTTTAAAGACTATTGTAAAACTGATAAGCAAGTTGAATCAAGAGGCGGAGCAACAGAAAAAAGAGATATAGTTCATTCTACAGTTGTCCCAATAGATGCTGTTCAAAAAACAATATATGAGCACACAAACCCTAAGCATAAAGGACTATACTTTTGTTTCCAAGAATGGAGCAACGGTAAAGGTAAAATTGTTCAAGCTCCTGCCTCATATTTACTAGATCAACAGCCTGTAGTGACTCTAAAAGAAAGAACTGATCTAAGATATACAGGGGCTACGGAACAGGATGAACAAAATAGTATAATTGCATCTGAGGCGTTTCCTGCAGACGTTTTACCAAGAGCGACATGCAGAGCAGTAAAACAGTCAGTAAATCTATCAACTCATGTGTGTGTTGATGAAAAGTTTAAAGACGATACCAGAACTAAAAAACCAGCATACAAACAACCATACAAAGATGGCGAATATGTTGTAAAATATACTGAGGATACCATTAACAATGGCAATAAGCATACTGCTGCTGACTCTGCAAGAGAAAAAGCCCAACAAGCTTCTCATCTTTTGCAAGGTGTTGCTAAAATAGAGTGTCCTGGAAACCCTAAAATAAAATTAGGTTCTGTAATAGCACTAGATATACCAAAGAAAACTGACAATAAACAATTT